CTTGAATGAATATGAGTGGGCGCGGGATGCGATTGAGGAGCCGGAACTTGGCAAGCATCCTACGGACACTCTTCGGATGATTGCGAGATACTATCTCGATAACGGATATGACAGAAAGAACATAAGGGAACTTATAGAACAATACATAACAACATGCGATCAAAAGGCGTCGATTGTACTGTGGGACAAGACAATCGACTCTGCGATCAAGCAGGCCATACGACGTCCGGCTATCGTCGTAGATGAGATAATCGTCACTAAGCCGGAAATGGAGACGATCAAAGGGATAAAAGGAAAACAGGCGCAAAGACTTGCGTTCACTCTTCTCTGTTTGTCGAAGTATTGGGACATCTGCAGGGAAGAGAATGACCACTGGGTAACAAATAAGAGTACCGATATTATGGCAGTAGCAAATATCAGTGCTTCGTTAAAGAGGCAGGGTATTTTATACCGGCAATTAGAGGAAGAAGGGCTGCTCCACTTCCCGGAGAGGGTTGACGCCATCAGTATACAAGTACTATTTGCTGAGGATGGAGAGAAAGAACTGTCGTTACGCGATTTCAGGAATCTCGGCTATCAGTATCTGGAATACAATGGAGGCCCGTTCTTCGAGTGTGAGGAGTGTGGGATCACCACAAAAATAAAGAATCCTAGCAGGGGACGTCCTCAGAAGTATTGTCCTGCGTGCGCTGCGCGTATACGGATACAGCAAAGCTCAAATCCATCGCAGGAACTGAAAAAAGTATCGCTGCAAACCCTTGCTACATAAGGGTTTGCAGACTTTTGCGGAATTACTAATAGTGGTAGGGAATATACGCCTCAAAGATTGGAGCTTAAAATGGACAGATATATACCATTAAATAAGCGGTCAAAGAAGGAGCAAAAGGCATTTTATGACAGACTCCGCAACACATGGGACGGGTTTAATCCGGCAACAAGGATCGTTCCGAATGGGAAAAAATATGACCGCAATAAGAGCAAGCGGAATCTAAGAAGAGGCATTGTTGACCAAGGATGAAAGGACTTAGCTAAAGCATGTTAGAAAACGTTTTAGATAAAAGAGACGATGAAAATGATTTCGAATATCATAAACGACTGATTAATGGAAAACTGAAAGATAAGACATTATCTGACTATGACTATGCAGAGCTGTCACCATATGTTTATGGTAAACAGTATACAGCCGATGAGACAAGAAAGAGGATGTATGGTTCTGCTGCCACATTGGAAGTTTTGGAATCTTCTGGTATCAAAAACATTACTGATAATGACATTTTAAATGAGATCAGTATGAAGAAGATGGAACTTCAGAAAGAGCGTCAGCAATTTTTTGACCAGCGTCGTGAACTGAACAAGATATTAAACAGTGAAGGACGCAGGGATCATCTTTACGATATGCTGATTCAGGCAGCGAACAATATTCCGAACGAAGTTGGGCTCATATCCATGGACGACTCCATAGGTTCGATCACTATGAGTGAAAACGAAGCTGTGATCGTGCTGTGTGACTGGCATTATGGTATGGTTACTGACAACGCGTGGAACTATTACGATACGGAAACGTGCCGGACTCGTGTCGAGTTATTACTGAATGAAGTAATAAAAAGACTAAAAGTACATCAGTGTCGCAGAGCTCACATCGTTCTTCTCGGTGATGCGATACAAGGCGGCATTCATGTATCATCAAGAGTCGCCTCTGAAGAGCTTGTATGCGATCAGTTGATGCACGTATCCGAAATCATAGCACAATTTGTGATAAAGGTCTCCACACATGTAGAGGGTGTTGATGTATACTCTACGTTCGGCAACCATGCAAGAACTGTCCAGAACAAGCATGACAATCTCCACATGGATAACATGGAGCGCATCATTCCTTGGTGGCTTCAGCAGAGGATCGTTGCGGAAGAGAGTGCGTGTGGCAGGCCACTGAACATCATTGTGCATATGGATGAAACGTACGAATTTCTTTTATTCGATGTCTGTGGTTATGGATTCTGCGCAAGCCACGGAGATCTTGATACGGTCAAGACTTCTCCTAAATTACTTGCGACATTGTTCCATAAGACATTGGGTAAGAATATATCATATATTCTTTTGGCAGATAAACATCACGAGGAGAGCTTTGAAGAACTTGGTGTGGAAGCATTGTTATGCGGATCATTATGCGGAACGGACGAGTATGCAAACGCGAAGCGGTTATACTCTTATCCATTCCAGTTAATGCTCATTGTCAATCCATTAGTCGGAGTAGATGCAAGATACAAAATAGACTGCAACTATTATTTATTTAAGGATGTGATAGATGATGGGGCGCACCACACAATATAATAAGCTCACCTCTCCAGAACAGCTTGCAAAAGTGAATCCGAACAACAAAGCTCTTCAGGATGACTACTTGGATTATCTGAAGTCCATTCATAGAAGCAAGGGCACGATATCCGGGTATAAGAACGACCTGGAGATCTTTTGGGTGTGGGTCATGGAAAATCTGGATAACAAGGATTTTCAGACCATTACAAAAAGAGAACTTGTCCGGTTTCAGAATTGGCTTGTAAGGGAGAATGGAAACAGTCCTGCACGTGTTCGTAGGATTAAGTCCGCAATATCAAGCCTCAGCAATTACATTGAGGCGATATTGGACGAAGAGGATGAGTTCAAAGGCTTTCGCTCAATTGTGAGGAAGGTCGAGAATCCTGCGCTGCAGCCGGTTAGGGAAAAAACGGTGTGGGAGGAATCAGAGCTATTAGATCTTATCGACAAGCTGATTACAGATGGAAAGTACGAACAAGCGTGTTATGTTGCTCTCGCTATGTACTCAGGCAGAAGGAAGGCTGAGCTCGGAAGATTTAAAGTATCTGATTTTGATGATGATAAACTGGTATGCGATAATGCATTATATAAAAGCGATCCTATTTTGACGAAGGGCGGCAAGATGCTCGAGTGTTTCACTCTTGCAAAGAAATTCAAGCCGTACTTTGACTTATGGATGAACTACCGGAAAGAGAACAACATAGAGAGTGAATGGCTCTTCCCGGATCCGTCAGATCCAACGAAGGCAAGAAATATATCTGCGTTCAACGGATGGGCAAAAACGTTCTCTGATATAACTGGAAGAGATTTTTATATCCATTCACTCAGACATTTTTATTGCACCGCTCTACTCCGGGCACACATCCCGGATAGCGTGGTAATAGATATTATTGGATGGGCGTCTTCCGAGATGTTGAAGATATACGACGATACTCCGAAAGATGAGAAGATCGCGTCTTATTTCAAAGACGGAGATATCTTCATCCCAGACACTAAAGGGTTATCAGATTTGTAATAGATCTCATATTGAACAGAATCGAGCACACCTCTCAATGACGTGGCCCACGCTCGGTCGTGATAAAAACAGAACCGCCCGCACCTCTCAACGATGTGTCCCAGGGCGGCCGTTTTCTTTATGGGATAGAGTAAAAGGAGGGTTCATGTTTAAGCACGAACTGATTGCTAAAATAACGAAAGTATTATCGGATAACGATGTACGCAAACCTGTCCATATAGATAAACGAATACTTAAGATTGTAGATGCAACATATGCTGATGAGATAACAAGTGGAAGTATATCTATCAAGCCTAAAGACAAAATGGTTCGTTACACGAATGAGGACGTAGCAAACATTCTCGAAGCATTGATAATCCTTGTACAGGATTCTATGTCAAGGGGAGAGAATGTGGCTATAAAGGGGCTTGGTATCTTTTCCGTCGCCTGGAGAAATCCGAAAAGAATAAGGCGGCCTGATACGAGGGAATGGGTGGACATCCCAGGCAGATATGTCCCGAAGTTTACTATCGGCGCACCGCTGAGGGATGCCGCAAGATTATATACATTATCAAAGCAGGACAATCCTGTCGGGTTTGAGATGCCTGATCCTATATATGATCAGTTTGAGTTCCCTGATGATGATGAGTTCGAGGACGGTGATGAATTAGATGGCACCGAATCTTGAACTTCACGCATCTAATGCATATTGCCGCTTATGCGGAACAGCATATGGAAAACAGAATGGGTACTTCTATAAAAGTTATGGACAGATTTATAAAGGTAACGGATATATGCACGTATGCAAAACGTGCGTAGATAATTTGTATGAAGACTTTTTAAAAGAGTGTGAAGATCCAAAGCTTGCATGTCATCAGGTGTGCAGGAAATTTAATATTTATTGGAACGAAGATATTTATAACGGCGTGTTGCAGGGGTCTACGAAGAGGACGATCATGTCCGGATATATGACGAGAGTAAACGTCGTAAAATATCAAGGCAAAAGCTACGATGACTTTTTAAGAGAAGTCGGCATGTTGTGGGAGATCCCTTCTCAGAAACGAAGTGGGGATGAGCTCACACCGCTTTCGGATGGAGACGACGCCGGAAGCGAATCGGACGATATCGAAATTGCCGATGAGATTAAATCTGCATGGGGGCCTGGCTACTCCAATAAGCAATATGCAGAATTGGAAGAGCGCCATAAATATTGGATTAAGGATTTACAGCAGCGCGGTGTCGATGTGAACGATATCGGTGTCGGCGCTCTGCTTCGTCAGATCGTTGCTACGGAGATTGATATCAACCACTCCAGGGCGAGGGGATCTGACGTTGATAAGAAGGTAAATACGTTCAACACATTGATAGGTAGTGCCATATTAAAACCATCACAGAAAAAGAGTGAGGCTGATATGGCAATAGATAATACTCCGCTGGGAGTATGGGTATTACGATACGAAAACGAGAAGCCACTTCCGAAGGATGAGAACGAATCAAAGATCAAGAAATATATCCACACATGGATGTTTGGCCATCTCGCAAAAATGGTCGGCCTCAAAAATTCATATACGAAACTATACGAAGAGGAAATGGAAAGGCTCAGGGTTGAGAAGCCGGAGTACGCTGATGAGGACGATGACGATTTAATTACTGACGCTTTCGAAGAGGACGCATTCTCTGATGGCTGAAAGCAGATATAGAAGAGTTCTAAACGGGGCTGCCGTATGGGCGGCCTTTTATCGTAATAACCCAGATAGATTTGCAGAAGATTACCTTCATATACAACTTAGGCTGTTTCAACGGATCATTCTTGTCATGATGTTTGCAAGCACTGTTGTAACAGTCATTGCAGCTCGAGGTATTGGTAAGACCTTTTTAAGTGCTATATACTGCGTGATCAGATGCATCCTGTACCCTGGCACAGCAATATGCCTTGCATCCGGAAATCGAGGACAGGCATCCTTGGTGATTTCAAAGATCATAGAGGAACTTGAACCAAAGTCTCCAGAGTTAAGAGCAGAGATCAATCAAAAGGAAACGAAGATCACGCCGAATATTGCGCAAGTTGTATTCAATAACACCAGTACGATAAAGGTTGTTACGGCATCTGATAGTGCGAGAGGAAACAGAGCGAACGTTCTGTTATTGGATGAGTACAGACTTATCAACAAAAGGACGATTGATGACATATTGAGAAAGTTTTTGACGCTTCGTCGTATGCCAAAATACAGTCTGTTATCAGAAAAAGAACGAAAGATTGAATACAACAAAGAAAAGAATCTTACCCTGTATTTATCCAGTGCATACTTTAAGGATCACTGGTCTTATATTAAGTGCCTAGACACATTCAAAGGAATGATTGACGATAGGCGTCGACAGTTTGTTTGTGGTATGCCGTATCAATTATCAATCGAGGAAGGGTTACTCGATCCTGAACTTGTTGCCGACGAAATGGCAGAGTCTGATTTTTCAGAAGTAAAGTTTTCTATGGAAATGATGGCAGAATGGTTTGGATCAAGCGAAGACGCTTTCTTTGATTTGGATACGATATCTAAGAACAGAAAAATTAAATATCCTATGTTGCCTGATGAACTATCCGCAAAGGTTAGGGATCAGACGTTTAGGATTGTTCATAAACAGCCTGGCGAAAAGCGGATCTTGTCTGCTGATATAGCTTTAATGTCAAGCAGGAAACACGACAACGACGCAACATCCATCTTTATCAATCAGATGGTTCCGTCCAGAGCAGGACGTTTTGTCCACAACTTTGTTTATGCCGATGCGTCAGAAGGTCTTCGGACTGAAGAACAGGCGCTGCAAATACGAAAGCTATTCGACGAATATGAGTGCGACTATATCGTACTCGATACGAACGGGATAGGACTTGGTGTGTTTGACTGTCTTACGAGAGACATTGTCGACCCCGATACGGGGGAAATCTATCCGGCCATTTCTTGCTGCAATAACAATGAGATGGCATCAAGATGCGTAAACCCAACAGCCGCAAAAGTAATATGGTCTATTAAGGCGAGCGCACAGTTCAATTCGGATTGTGCATTTTTGTTGCGCGAGGGATTTCGTAGCGGGCGCATCCGGTTGTTGGAAAATGAGTTTGAGGCAGAGGAATTATTAAGAGATGTTCCTGGGTACTTAAAACTTACTCCAATTGAGCAATCGAAGATACAATTGCCGTACATACACACTACGCTTCTTATCAACGAGCTGATAAATCTTCAGCATGAAACAAACGGGGATAAGATTAAGGTGTTTGAAAAACACGGTATGAGGAAGGATAGATATTCTAGTATCTCATACAATTATTATGTTGCATTGCAAATAGAAAATAAATTTAACAAACAAATGGCGAAGTCAACCGGGACATCTGATATGTTCGCAGTTCGGCCGCCGAAGTATAAAGCAAGATAGAAAGGGCGGTGAAAACGATGAGCGAAAAGAAATCGATCGCCATAGGGGATGTCCCTGATTCTAAAACGGATGTATTAGAAGATGGGTCTAAAGGCGGCTTCCTCTCGTGGTTCCGCATCCCGCAAAAGTTTGCGTTATTAAATAAATTAATTAAAAATGACCTAAATAATTTAGCGGCGTCAAACAATCCAAGATTTTACTTATACACAAGAGAACAGATAGTTCAGTATATATCAAATCCGTTTCTTTACAGAAATCAGATTCGTAATGCCATAACCTATATTTATGGCGCGAGCTCCCACTTTGCCAGAATCATACAGTATTTTGCAAGTCTGACTTATTTAAGATATGTGATCTCACCGTACAAGATTGATCTGGACAAGGTGAACCAGAAGACACTCAAAAATAATTATCACAGAACTGTGAACCTATTTGCTTCTGGCAATCTTGAAACGGAGCTTAGAAAAATAATTCAGCATTGTTTCAAATATGACACATATTATGGAACGATCTGGCACACAAACGACAACTTGTCGATCCAACAGCTGCCTGATGAGTATTGTGCAATCACAGAAATAGAAGGAAATGTTTTCAATGTGACATTTAACTTTAGCTATTTTGACACGTACCCAGACAGACTTGATTATTATCCGGAAGAATTCAAAAAGAAATATAGATGGTATAAGGATAAGAATAATAAGTATGGCAAGTGGATCGTATTAGACGCTCCTATGTCGTTTGCTGTAAAGTTCAACGACGATATTACTGACTACCCTCTTCCTCCGTTTGCAGGATTGCTTAGGGAGATATATGACCTTGAAGATTTCAAAAATCTCAAGCTTACGAAAACAGAACTTGAGAACTATGCTCTGCTCGTCATGAAGCTCCTTATGGATGATGAGGGCAATTGGCTTCTCGATGAGAAGAAGTCTGTGGAAATCTTCAATAATCTTTCAGCGGTTCTCCCGGAAGAAGTTGGTGCTGTATTAAGCCCAATGTCTGTAGATAAAATTGATTTCGATAAATCTGCCGCAGACGACAATGCTGATACTGTATCGCAGGCAGAAGAAAATGTATTCACTGCTGCCGGCGTCTCTTCATTAATATTCAACAACGCTAAGGCATCAGCAAACGCATTGCTGATCTCTATCAAGGCAGACCAGGCTCTTACGTTCTCACTTGTTAAGAGCATCGAGAATGTTTTGAATAGGTATCTGCACTGGCTTCCTTTTGGAAAGAATTTCAAAATAGAGTTTTTGGATATCTCTCCATATAACGAAAAGGAAGTATCAGATCAGTATCTTAAGGGGTGCCAGTATGGCGCACCAATGATCAGCAGATATTGCGCTTCTCTTGGTGTCGGCCCGGATGAGATAGAGGTTATGAATTATCTGGAAGTCGACTTATTGAATTTACCTGGAAAGTTCGTACCGCTTGTTAGCTCAGCGCAAACAAGTTCTGAAGATATAGGACGTCCGCGTCTTAGCGATGAGGAACTTACTGATTCTGGAGAACAGAGTCGCGAGGATGGAGTTGACGACGGGGACTGGTAAGAAGGAAAGGATCATATGAAGTTCATTTATGTTTTTTCAGAGCAGGACAAGCTTAAGCTCGAATCTATCGGTTATGACTTACTGAAGTCAGATGATAGGAGCGGTGTGTACATTTTTACATTAGGTGACGACGCAAAAGCTTCTGACATAATGTGCTTTGACGCGTCGTTAGATAAATATTATTTAAGTAATGTCCTGACCTTTTAACTATTTTTGGAGGATCGTATGGGCAAGAAAGTATACTTGACATTCGAAACTTCCTTAACAGACATATGCGAGATTAATTCTTCGTTCGACAAGGGATTACTCCGAGTTTGCTATACTGGTGAAAATCGCAACAGATCATATATAGCGAAGGAGGATCTCAAAAGATGTGCAAAGTCGCTCCTGTACGTTCCTGTCGTTGGAAATTATATCAGATCCGAAGAAGACTTCGGTGGCCACGACGTAGAGGTAATTACTACACTTGATGGCGAACTTAGGATGGTAAATAAGACTCAGCCTGTCGGAGTCGTCCCTGCAAATGCGCAGGTGTATTTTGATACAGTTGTCGATGACAACGGGGAAGAAAAAGAATATCTTTTCACAGAGGTTCTTTTATGGAAACGGCAGGAAGCATATAAGAAGATTAAGGAAGATGGAATCGTTTCTCATAGCATGGAGATAACAGTTAAAGACGGAGAAACAATAGATGGTATTTACCATATCTATGATTTTGAGTTTACGGCACTCTGTCTTTTAGGTTCTGGAGTGGAACCGTGCTTTGAGGACAGCGCACTGGAAGTATATACAACCAGTGATTTTAAAGCTCAGTTTGAACTCATGATGGATGATTTCAAAGAGAGTTTCAATTTAGCCACAACCTCAATTGAGGATAATTATTCACGAAACGATACCCTTACGAAAGGAGGAGAAGAGGATTTGGAAGTAATCAAAGATGTTTTTGCCGAAGAAGAAGTCATTGAAGAAAAAGAAGTCTTTGACGAACCAGTCGAAGAAGCTCCGGTAGAAGAGCCTAAGGCTGACGAAGTATTCGAAGAAGAGTCTGAAGGTGAAGAAGCTCCTGCTGAAGAGCCTGAAGCTCCTGCTGAAGAAGAAGCAGAAGAAGACGAAGAAGAAGACGAAGAAGACCCAGAAGAAGAATTCGCGCTCGTCAAAGAGTTAGAGAATGCTCTTTTTGAGCAGCTCTGGAATTCTGACAGAATTTCTGACGGCGAAAATGATTGGCCAAGATATTTCATGGTCGACTTTGATGCGGAAGCAAGCGTTGTGTATTTTGAAGATTCAGCAGATGAATGGAAATTGTTCGGCTGCAACTTTGCAAAAGATGGCGACAATGTCATTATCGATTTCGAAAGCAAGAAGAGAATGAAATACACGATTGTCGAGTTTGATGAAGGCTCTATGGATAGCCGTTTTGAGAATACATTCGAAAGAATTTGCTCAGACGCAACAAAACGCATTGACGAAGCCAAAGAAACTGCTGCACAGTTCGAGGCTCAGGTTGAAGCACTTACGACAGAAATCAACGCAATGAAAGACGAAGCCAATAAGGCTGCAGAAATCGAAGCTCATAATGAAGTTATCGAAGAGTTCGCAGATCTTGCTGGCGTTGAAGAATTCTCAGCTTTATGCGAGAGTATGCTTGATTTTGACGTAGACACCTTCAGAGAGAAATGCTACGCAATCAGAGGTAAGAACATGAGTAATCCTACTTCTGCAAAGTTCTCCAATAACGCAGGAATGCCTAAGTTCCCTGTAGAGTCTAACGGGGTGAAATCTGACGAGGCATCTGATGCTCCTTACGGCGGCGTCGTGGAGAAATATAGTAAGCGCGCATAATTAAACGTGCGTTTTATTATAAGACAATTGGGCTGGTTTTAAGACCCGGGCCCACATGATTGATGGGGCGAGACGCCTCATTTTTATATGAAATTCTAAATTAATAGGAGGAATAAACATATGGCTCATGGTGTTGTTCGTACAGACAAAATGTATGGTACTGACGTAAGAACCGGCATGGTGTCTGTGGCAATCACAGAAAATGACGGCATTGACAATGGCTGTGTTGCAATCCTTAATGGCCTTAAGACTAAGGGCACTGGCAAAGAGCGTGAAATCTATAACATTGCAAAACCGGCAGTTAACTCCGATTTCGGCGATGTTGTTCTGATCGCAACTCCGGAAGTCAATTCCAATCCGCTCGAGTACGCACTCGACGCATTTTATAACAAAAAGGACTCTGTTGCTCGTGGATATCGTCTGCACAAAGGTGATATCTTCTCTGTTACAGCTGACGCTCTGAGTGGTGTTGGTGACGGAACAGCAGTTGGAGACCTGGTTGAGCTGATGGTTGGCTACACACTGAAGGTTGTGTCAAGCGCAACTTCTGGCTCTACGACAATCGGCAAGATCATTCAGATCGAAACCGTTGGTTCCTTCAAGTACTTCGTTATCGAAGTTACAGCATAATAAGAGAAAGGTGGTAGACGAATATGAACGAACTCGAAAAACTCGTTAAATTAGCTCTTGATGCTCATAACGGAACTATTCAGAAATATTCCATGGATGAAGCACAGGATACTCTCCGCCAGGCTCTTATTGAGGCTAATGGCGGAAGCACAAAGCTCGACTATAGAGCACTTCGCGATGGCAAATGCAATGGCGTGTTCGCACTTGTAGAAGCTATCCTTAGAAGCACAGTTCCTCAGGGACTGGAGAACAACGATCTGTTCAAAGCAATCGTTGAATTTAGAAACATCGCAGAAGGCGATGATCAGATCTTCCATGTAGAGAGTTCTGATCTGTTCTTCGTTGACAAGATCGCAAAAGGTACTCAGGGTATCAGACGCCAGAGAATCGCTGATGTGAAAGACGTTACCGTTCCGATGAACGTACACGGTGTTCGCATCTACGAAGAACTGGCTAGAATCCTGGCTGGTCGTGTTGACTTCAACGATCTGATCGACAAAGTTGATCGTTCTATCCAGAACGAGATCATGTCCGAGATCTATGATATCTGGACAACCGCAACTACAGAACTTGGCGGATCAGTTTACTACACCGCTTCTGCTGGTTCTTACTCCGACAGCGATCTGTTGACCATGATCGAGCATGTTGAGGCTGCTGCTGGTGGCAAGCCGGTTACAATTATCGGTACAAAAGCCGCTCTGCGTCCTCTGGCTACTTCTGGCCTGACATTTGATCCGGTTAAGAACGCTCTGTACAACGACGGCTTCATTGGTAGATTCTATGGATCTCCGACGATCTGCATCCCGCAGCGTCATGTTGTTGGTGGAACGGCACTCGCATTCAGTGACAAGATGCTTACTTTGGTTGCTGGCGACAGCAAGCCGATTAAGTTTGTCTACAAAGGCGATCCGATCATCATCCCGAACGATCCGGCTAACAACATGGATCTGACTCAGGAATACTTCGTTGCTGAAGAGTGGGGCGCAGCTATCGCTATGGCTGGCAACTCTGGTATCGGCAGATACGAGTTTTCTTAATTAGCATTTAATAATTTGAGGGCGGGCCTGTGACCCGCCCTCGTGGATAAAAGGAGAATATAATGGCAAACACAAAATCAAAAGTGGTTCCTAAAAATAAATTTGCAGATATACCAGAAAACGTTGATCCGAACCAGATCATAATGGTACGGAACGGATTCAACGGGAGGCTGATATATGTAAGCACTAAAACTGGCGAAAAGTATGTATGGGATGCTCTTGGCGATGAGGCTGAGATGGATATCAAAGAACTCAGATCGGCAAAAGGATCACAGAAAAGATTTTTCGAAGACAACTGGTTTATGTTCGACGATGAGTATTCTTGGGTCATCCCGTATCTCGGAGTGACCAAGTATTATGAGAACGCTTTGAGCATAGACGATCTCCAGGACTTCACAAGCAAGACGCCATCTGAGATTAAAAAGATCTGCGCCTCACTTGGTGAGGGGCAGCGTAAAACTGTTACTTATCTCGTAAGACAGTTATTCGAAGAAGGCAAAATCGATTCGATGAAGACAGTTAGTGCATTAGAAGAAGGTTTAGGGATTTCTTTAATTGAACGTTAGAAGGAGGCACGTCTATGAGTGTTTCATATGATTTATTCGCAGAAGCCTTCTTATCAAAAATCACCGAGTTTGACATTCTGCAACTTGACCAGGAGGATCAAGTTGCCATCGTTGATGGTTTTATGAAACGAGCACTCAGTAATTTTAGCCGCATGTGCAATTATGACTTCAGTTCGACTGAAGACGATACCAACAGAGAGTTTAGTTTAGAGGTTGATGGCAAAGACTTAGACGAAATCGTGGATATTATCTCTGAAGGCATGGTGGTTCAGTGGCTCAAGCCATACCTGTATAAGCAGCAAATACTGAATAACGTTCTTAATACTCGTGACTTTACTGTATACTCGCCAGCGGAGTTACAGAAACAGGTTCGTGCGACTTATCAGAAATCTCAAAGAGATTTTACTCAAATGATGCGCGAGTATAGTTTCAATCATGGCGACCTGGGGAGTTATCATATTACATGATTGCTAGCACGGTCGGCATTTCTGTTGATGAGGCTCTGGTAGCAAAATATTTTGACACGCTGGTCAACAAGATATTTAAGATTTTACCAATCATCGAAAATCGAGAAGAGTCCATCACAACCTATATGGAAAGCTTAGGTGTTGAATTGACTGGATTCCAAAGCCTACTTCCATCCATTGGCGAAGACCCTTCATACTTATCGTTGTTATCAATCTTCAAGTGGTTGTCTGATAACGTTGGGGAGTCGGATGAGCACTACAAGGTGATTCGGCGTGAAGTATTTCACGCAATTTCTCTGTGCAAGAAGATGCATTCGCGCTTCGAGCTTAACGAGAGAGAGGTGATCTGATGGGTGGTATATGGGACACATATGAAAGTCGTGTCTTAGTAAGAGGGCAAAACGTCAGAGGTGATACTCTGACGAGAGAAAAGCTCCGAGTCTCTCATATGCTTCGAGACAGTTTGTCGTTTCATCCTATTAGCGTTTATGAAGATGGTTTCATTACTACTTGGATTAACAATGAGGGAGATGAAGAGGATAATTCTGTTAAACAGGATGTCGCTATCATCAACTCTGATAACCTTAACGAGAAGTATGTATACTCTCTTCCTGATCAGGATATCATACTCGGCTCAATTTTCTTTTGGGCTGATAACTACTGGATAGTTTATGAGAAGGACGCTAACAGAGAAGTATATACGAGAGCAAAAGCAATTCAGTGCAACTATTTATTAAGGTGGGTTCACCCCGGCGCTAATGGGCCGGAGATCAGAGAACAATGGTGCCAGATCGAGGATGGTACCAAGTACATGACCGGTGAACTTGAAGATAGAAACTTCGTGGTAACACGAGGGGATGCCAGAATCGCAATGACGATTACGAGAAACGAGTACACTGTTAAATTTAATCGTAAGAGCCGTTTTCTTGTGGATGATACAGGCTCTGATTATTATCTGTCATTTGACTTGTCAAAACCTTTAAAGGTTGGACATACATACAATGGCAGGGGTGTATTCAAATACGTTCTCTCGGAGTCGAACTCCACGCCATTCGACAACATGGAATTAGGGATTGCAGATTATTATATGTTCTTCCCTGACGGTGTTCATGGTGTTGATGAAGAGGAGAATAATGAGAGCGGAAATGGCGCCGGAGAAAACAACAACGAGGGCAACGATAACGGCGAGAATAATGCTGGATCAAACGATAACAGTGAAAATAATGCCGGATCGGGTGCCGGAGATAATGGGAAGAAGGTATGGCTGTAAATGCATCTTGATGAATTCTTTTTTTATAAAAATCAATTGATGGAAGACATGTTAACAGATCCAGAGATTGTTACATTAATTAATAAGGATGTCCCTTTAGAAGATGCGCAGTCACTTGTGTGGGATCAAGTCATGCCTGTCGAGTTCTATCCGGACACATTGGAGCGAGGACGCGTGTATGTCTGCTGCGACGTAGATATTCGGAAAGTACCAAGCTCACTTATTTACTCTCCAACTTTATATATATGGGTCTTTGTTCATAAAGATTTGCTACGTCTTGACGAAGGTGGTGTCAGGACTGACAAGCTTTGTCATTTAATTGATAAGAAGATCAACGGAAGTTTCATGTATGGTTTAGGTAAATTAGAACTACAATCGGTTCATAGATTCGGAGTGGTATCTGATTATACCGGTAAAGTGCTTGCATATGAGGCTAATGACTTCAACAAGACATTTGACCCAAAGAAGGAAATACCTACTAAACGCAGGTAACATTAATCAGTGAAGAGTCTTATTTTTGAAAAGTCGATTCCGATTAATGACTACATCGAAATAAAGATCCCGACAGTTAAAGAGATATTGGACAACGAAGAACAATACTACGGAATCGTATCTTCGTTAGTCGCTACGCCATTCGATATGATGGTGCAGCTAGATGACATAGGCATCGATTTTACTAAGATTGATGACTATGAGTTATTCTTGATCACGTTTCAGACGATCAGAATGCAGGATACCAGTTTAATATTTGGAGATCTCGATCTGTCTGGATTCGAGCCTGCAATCAATGAAGATAATCAGACGATCGTTTTATTGGACAGACAAAATGGAATAATCATTGATAAGGCTATCTTTTTTGAGATAGCAAAGGCTCTTCGAAAAATACACCACCTTGAACGGAATAATAAAAAGGCCGGCAATGAAGAGGCAAAATTATTCCTTATAGAGCGAGCTAGAGCAAAGCTTAAACGGCAGCGTCGCAAGGGCTATGACTCACAACTCGAACCATTAATAATCGCTATGGTAAACACCGAACAGTTTAAATACAACTTCGATGAAACCATGGCGTTATCTATATTTCAATTCAACGAGTCTGTTATTCAGATCGTTAAGAAGGTCGACTACCTGAATAAGATGCATGGTGTTTATTCAGGCACTGTAAGTGTAAAAGACTTAAAGCAGGACGAGCTGAACTGGCTGACTCATAAATAATAATAGGAGGAAATATACATGGTAAATATTGCTGATCTTGCAATTACAAGCTTAGAGACTATTTCTGCCTTTAATGTAACCACTGGCGCTTATAAATGGACTCTGGACGAACTGCAGTCTGCTTCTATTGCTCAGTCTCAGGACGTAACAGAAATTACTGGTAAGCAGGGTCGTAGAATTACTACTCTGAAGAGAAATAAGATGATTACCATCTCCGGCACAAACGGACTTCTTTCTGCCGGTCTTCTTGAGACTCAGACAGGCTCCTCTTTTACAAATGGAGCTACAAAGATCCTTTGGAAAGAGACCCTTACAGTAACGAGCAATGCCGCTACGACAACATACAAAGCCATTGGTACTGCTGGTGCAGAAATCGTCGAGCTGTATAAAAAGAGCTCTGATGGTACACTTGGTACTGAATTAACTCAGGCATCTACTGCTTCTGCTGCAGGAAAGTTCGCATACGCTCCTGGAACAAAAGCATTAACTTTCTATTCTGGCGACATCGCTGATGGGTCTGAGATTTTTGTTGTTTACTGGAGAAATATTACTGCAGATAAGCTCGTAAATAAGAGTGATAAATTCTCTGACAAATGTGAACTTATCATCGACTGCCTTGCTGAGGATAAGTGCGCAAACGTATTCCGTGTGCAGATTCGCGTCCCGAAGGCTGACTTCAGTGGCGAATTCTCATGGGATCTTGGCGATAACCAGGCAGTTCATTCATTCGAGGCAACATCTCTGGCCGGTGCATGTACTGGATCAGATGCGTTGTTCGAAATTACAATTTTCGGAGCAAACACTGCTGACACAGCAGTTGCTTAATAGCCGAACAGCATTAATTTGTAATGGGAGCGGCGTATGTCGCTCCCATTACATAATACATTAAATGAGGAGGACAAGGTAGTGGAACAAGCAACTCGCATTTGTAAGATATGCGGAAAAGAATATCCATACTGCCGCACAGAAGCTGCCGGCAGTGAAAATAGATGGCAGGACGTTGGATGCTGCATTGAGCATGCAACTCAGTATTTTAAAGAGGTAGCAATCGCTCGCGGCGAGCTTCCGGAAGAAGAAAAGAAAGAAGAGAAGAAGCCTGTTAAGGCAGATGGAAAGAAAGAAGATAAACGGGATCTTAAAGGGGATAAAAATACAGAAGATAAAATCAAGGAATAATTGATTTTGATATAGTAATAAAGCTGTGCCCCTTTCCGGCACAGCTTTTTTTTAGGGAAGGATTTATGGACGAATTATTTTTGACATCAAGCATCCCACCTTCTGTAAATCATTATCTGTCATATAGAGCAATTATTAAAAAGGGAAAGCCCCTTGCCGTTTCATACAAACCAAAGGAAGTTGTGGATTACCGGAAATCATTTAGCAAGTATGTTGAATCAGAAGTTGAGAAGCAGGGGTTCGACTACGTGCATGACGGCAGGAGGCATTTCTATGTCGACGGCGTTTTCTATATGCCAAGATTAGACATGGATGCGAATAACTATTGGAAGGTATTATTAGACGCTATTACTGATACGCAATTAGTCTGGAGAGACGACAACGTGGTGTGCGAGCGGGTAAATGCTATTTATTATGATCCGCTGAACCCACGGGTAGAGATACATATCTACCCCACCGATTATATCGGAATATTTGAGTCACAAGACGCATTGGATGCTTTCGTGGAAACATGCAAAAATTGCTCACGATATAAACGGAATTGTAGCGTATTACGCAAAGCAGAAGAAGGCCGTATACAAGAAGAAATATGCGACGGCGTATGCAACAAATACAAGGAGAAAAAGGACTAAGGAGGAACTTATGGATAAGGACAAAACTATTATTTCATTTTTAGATTTTGCAAAGGATGTTAATGCAAGATGTGATGATGAGGAGACCGTCGATTGGCTTGGGCAGGAGATCACAATAAAGAAGCGACTGGCTTTATATGAGGTCATTAACTTTGTTGCT